GAACGTGACGGTTTCGCCGTCTAGCTCTTCTGATGCCATCATCCAGCGGCCAAGGCGGTACGCCTGATTGCGTGACGTGCAGCCAAAGGCGACGACCTCGCGGACTTGGTAGCCGTACTTGGTGATTAGCGCGGCATCTTCAACAACAACAAAGTTCGGCTTATAGAAGTTGTCGGGGTCGTTGTAGCGGACGCGGATGCTGGTGCTGCGCGTTTTGAGCGATGAACCCGTGTAGTTGAAAACGCCCTCAATGACGTTGCTGTTCGTGTAAAGGTGAACCGGATCAACAGCAGAGCCGTCGAGATTGCCGTGATCAGCAGCCAGCTGAACAGTGTTGCTGCTCCAGTAGGACATCCCACGGAACACCGAGGCGAGATCTTGCAGCACGTTGTAAGCCGCTGCGCGATCACCGATGACAACGTTGCAAGCGAAGCGTGGCTCTGTCGTGCCGTCTTGGTTCGTGACCAGCTGGTTCGCGTACTGAATCAGCGGGTAGAGATCCGTGTAGCTGATGTTGGACGTGCTGACAAAATCACCGCACCCGTAGCGGTCGTTGAGCACCATGTCGGCAAAGATGCAAACAGGGCAGGTCGTCCATGACGTGCGAGTGCTGCCGTCAAACGCGACTTCCTGCGTCAGGTCAAGGCTGCCGTCATCGCGCACCGCAGCATTGTGCGGGATCTGCACCAGTCGCCCTTTGACTAAATAGGCACGAGTCGGCAGGTTGCTGAACTGCCGGGTGTTTAGCTCAAGGCCAACACAAGCGGTGTAGGGGTAAGCGCTGCGGATCTCTTGACGCTCAATAATTGACGACCAGATCAGTTGATTGGCTCTACCGTTCGCCAGCGGCGAGGTTTTAGGCACCTCTTCAAAGTTCACGAACTTGACCTCAAAATGGTTCTCACCGAGGTTCACTTTTTCAACCTTGATGTTCCACGGATACCCTTCGCCTTTGGCATCACGCGGCAGCTCAATGACAGGCGTCTTGATTTGATAATCCGTCAGCGCGATGCCTGTGACCGTTTTGTCGAACACAACGTTGTAGGCAGAGCCCTGGGCCTGCACTGACACGCGAATCTGCAGGCTGCCGTTAAATGGCTGACCTTTCGCCAAACCTTCAACAGCAGTCGAAAGCAAACGCGGGAGCGTAAACAACAGCTGAACCGAGTCAACTTCTGAATCAGTGATCTGTCTGATGACAGTGCCGGAGCCATAGTCCCGTGCTGTTACCTCATCGCTGTCGTTGACTGTTTCCGAGTAGTTTTCTCCAACCTGAACTGCAACGCCTGTGATTGTCGTTGTTGCGTTGCCTGCTTGCAGTAACCGTGTTTGCCTGCGTCCGCCGAGACGATAGTCAACGTCTACATCCTCAGTCGGAAAGTTTGCGGCATTGCCGGTAAATAACGGAGTTTCGTCTAAAAAAATCTGCTCGTTGATAGCATCAAAACCTTGGATCGGGCCTTCGCACAGCAGGTCAACAAGTCGAACGCTAGAGGTTGAGTTAAGTGCCATGATTAACCAAAGCTAGGGTTGAAACCGTGCCGAATCCGCATAGTAGTGCTGCTGCTCACAGAGGCGTCTAAGATAGTTACATCGAGATTGTAATGATCAATACTCGGCTCTTTGTTTGGATCAAACTTGTGGTAATAACGATAAGAGCTTGTTGTCAATCCTTGGATCGTAAAAGATTCTCTTGCGTGGATAATATCAGTGCCTCTCCTGCGTGATTCGATCATGTACGAAATAAAGCCATCAGTTTTTGTTGTGCCCGGACCGCCCACCTCACGGAACAGGTTGACAACTTCAAGAACTACAAAATAGGTATTAGGGTCTTTTGTTGGCCCTTCAGTGAACTCAAGGCGAAAATCATTTACGGCAGTCAGCTTGTTATCTTTTTTAGGTGCTATAAATACATCTGCCGTTGATGATCTATTGAGCTGAAAGTGAACAAAGTTCCAGCGGGCCATGCCGTCACGCCGCGTGCCCAGCTTTAGCTTGTTGCCGTTGACCGTGACCGTATCGTTGCTCGGCGTTCTGGTTGCTTTCTTGATCGGGTCAGACTCGTCAGCGACATCAACATCTGCCGAGATGACGTGCGAACCGATCAGCACCTTGCCGTAAGCCACCGGGATGGTCGCACCAACGCCAACGGTGTTTTGTGCTCCGAGATAGGCGTAAGACTGCTGCCCGTCAGCGCCGCGATTGACTGACTCTGGCCGCGTTGCTTGGAACTCGCCCCTAGTGCTTACGCCGCCAATACCTCCAAGATCAGGCTGCGGTGACAGCATCTGCGTGACACTACCCAAAACCATCGTTGCGCCGATAGTTCCAAGAACACTGCTAACGGCTACAGGTTTTGCTAAACCCAGCAGGCCAATAGTTGCACCACCAGTAAAAAACGCAGCGCCAATTAATGCAACACCAACGATTGCTTGCACGAAAGGGTTGTCATCTGCACCACTGACAACAGGGGCCAAAATTAAGTCGTTTTGCCCGATCGGCAGGCGCAAATCATTTAGCGTCAGATCAACACCAGCCTGCAACACGCGATACCCGATGCCTTTTTCATGGGCACTTAAAAGTTCGTCCTGAAACTCTGGATAGTTGATGCACAGCAACTTGATGGCATCAGCAGGCGTCCGAAGGTTTTGATAGACGTGTTCAGCGCCGTACCGCTCGCCTAAATCACCCAGCAGTCTTATGACTTGCTGCATATCTGAAGACCGCCGCAACCCTTGCCAAATAGTATCTGCTCAAAGGCACCACCGCACTTAGGGAGTTTCGCCGCTGGTGCAGGATCCGCTCATCGGCCAATAAAATCGCAGCGTGCATCGGAGTGCGAGTTGCTATCCGCATAATCAACACATCGCCAGGCTGGCGGGTTTGCAAGGTCACCTCCTTAAACCCTATGGCCTCTGCCTGATCAAGGAAGATGCTTTCGCATGTGTCGGTGCTTTCTGGCCGTTCGTAGTCGGGCAGCTCAATGCCTTGCAGCTTGAACCAGTCCCGCACAATCGTAAAGCAATCGGCCTGGCCGTATTCCCACTGGCGGCCAACTAAGGATTGATAGTCAACCACTTGCCCTCCGGTAGCTCAAAAATGTGCCAAGGCACAGAGCCTTGACTACAAACAGTCTGGTCCCAACCACTTGCAGGGCCACCGTGCGGGTGCGAATGGACAACAGCTTCGACTTTGCCCATCATCGCTGCGACGGCGTAGTCCCTCGGCTCAATAACGAAACGATGCTCAGGCTCGTCTGCAATGTTGCGGCACGGCCAATACTGACCGTTGACGACAAGGCCACACGCCTCGCGTGGGTACGAACGTGCAGCGTGCGCCTCAGCGTCAGATTTGAAGTCGGGCACCAGGGAAACCTCCAAACGGCAAATCACCTTCAGGAAAGCGCAAGGTGCAGCTGGTGTAACGCTTGCCGCACACATCGTTTGCCTCAGTGGTCGGGTTGTTGTTGATGTCGAAATAGTTGGTGCCGACATATCCGCAAGTGCTTTCCTCGCGGTAGACCCAGGGGCAATACTCCATCACCTGACGACGTGGCAGCGCGACGTTCACTAGGTCAAGCTTGCTGGCTAACTCGAACTCAACAAGCTGCGGATTTTCGTTTGCAACGCGGTCAATGTAGAAAATCTGATCCTCAAACTTGGCGGTGGGGTCGGCTGTGGCGTTGGTGCCACCCGTAAAGTTCACAGCGTCCAAAAACTTTTTGCACGTTTGGATCCGCGTGACCTTGGCCTGTAGCGGGTTGTAAAGCAGCAGCAGTGAGGAGATCGCATTAGCGGTGTTGGCGATCCGCATCGTCGGCCTAGGTAGCACACCCTTGGTCGCGGCTTGGAAGCCATCGACCTGTATTGCCGTCGCTGTGTATTCTTGCCCGCCAAACGTCACGTTTGCGGTCAGCTCGTTTGTTCCTGCGTGGTAGTAGTAAACCTGATCCACGCCGTTGACAGCCTGGGTCAGCTCCAGCTGAAACAGCTCGATGATTGCCGACGGCTCAAGGGACTGCAGCTGCTCTTGGATCGATTGCGGCGTGCTCATGCTTCAAACACCTGCTCAAATGTTGTGGTCAGCTGAACGCGGCCCTTTGTGGTCATCGTTTTGTTCCATGCCCTGCAGCGGACTTTGATGCTGCTGCTTTCGCCAGGCGGCGTAAAGATAAACTTCTCAGTGCCGCCACGGGCATCCAAAAACGTTTCCACGGTGTCCGACTCTGACTCCGACAGGTTGTAAGTCAGCGTGAAAGACTTCGGATTCTGATTGATGCCCAGGCTGCCCACCTGTTCGTAACCGCTGCCAAACCGCGCTGTGCGGGTTAGCGGCTGGCTGGCCTTAGTCGTGCCGTATGTGGGCTGCAGATTGACGGATGAATCCCAGCTAGCAGTCATCGGCTTAGAAGTCCTCCAGGTCGCTGTTGCTTGATTATCTCGCCTTGCACGGCAGCGCCAATAAGAGCACCGAGCTGTCGAGATTGCCCCTCATCACCTTGCACGCTAGTGCCACTCGCATCAACGTTCACAACGACATTTGCGCCTCCCCCAAATCCACCATTAGGAATGATTGTTCCGGCACTATCGGGTACAAATAGCTCAGGCCCACGCTCACCAACCACAGAAGGACGGCCAACAGGCGGGCGGCCACCGTTTGCAAAACCCAGCAACGGGATGCCAGCTTTTTTGAACAACCCAGTTAGCAGCAGACGGCCAACCTGTTTAAGAATTCCGCTGAGCGACTCACTTAATTTTTTAGAGCCGTCAACGGCACTCATGATTGCATCTACAACCCCTTTCTGGAACTCGTCAGCAATTCTTTGCGCTTGCCGCGCCTGTTCCGCTTGCTGCTGCCTTAATTTTTCAGCCTCTGACAATCTTTGCCGATCCTGTGCCAGCAAACGGAAGTT